AACTCATGGTCATATAACTAGAAATAAAACAGGAAATATAGTGTTTTGTAAATCATCCTTGAAACAATTTTTAGAAATAGTCTCAAGTTCAGAAAAAGAACTACTAGAACAAAAATTTAGAAATAGAACAAGGTATTTCGAAGATAAAATTTTAGAAAATTCTGCAAAATATAATTTATCTGAACAGAAATATGAAATAGATATTGAAAAATTTAGAAATTCTTATAATGTGGAAATGTTCAAAAATGAAGAAGATTTAGAAAAAGCATCTTATGATTACTTAGCTGGGTTGCAATGGATTTTGAAATATTATACTAAAGAAGTTCCAAGTTGGAGATGGTATTTTCCTTATCATTATGCTCCAACCGCGAGTACACTAGTTAAATATATTGATTCTTTTGAATTTCCAAGATGTTTTAAAGGAGTTCCACTTACACCATTGCAACAATTATTATGTGTCTTACCACCTAAAAGTTCTAAATTATTACCTTCACCTTTGGATTCTTTGCTTTCAACTAAATTAAAAAAATTTAATCCTGATGATGTTGAAATAGATTTATCAGGTAAAAAACAAGAATATATGGGTATTGTGAAATTACCATTTGTCGATTTTAGTGTAGTAAAGAAGATTTATGATGAAAACATTTCTAAAGTAGATTATAGAGAATTAAGAAGAAATAATTTAGGAAAATCATTACATTATATTTACGATTCTGATAATCCAAAAATGTTCAAGTCATATTATGGAGATATAGAAAATTGCATGGTGAATGTAAAAGTAATTGAATTTTGATTTCGATTTCGATTTCGATTTAGATTTTTTATAACATTTTTTGTTATAAAAAAAATAGTTTATACCCAGAATATTCTACCTGATACCTTTATTTGAATTCCCTTTTCATTTTTCGTTCTATGTATAAGTTTTTGAACCAAGAATTTATAAATTTTACAATATCTGTTTGAGATGACAGATAATTTTCATATAATTCCTTTGAATAATTTCTAATTTCTTCTATAGTAATAGAAAGATTAGATAAATTTTGTTTATTTGCACATAAATCCGGTCGTAAATTGCATTTGTGTAAAATTTCAGACGCCCAAGCAACGCCTATACCAGAAATTTGAGATTGATCTATTAATAAAGAACCAAGAGATTTTTTTGAAGTTTTCCAGATATTAATAATTTGTTCAAAATCTTTTAATGATGATGACATTAAATCTATACCTAATTTATCAAAAGGAAATATATCTGTTTTTATTTTTTCACCCATAATAAAACCTTTATCTAATTTATTTAAATTTCCCTTCTCATCAATTTTAACTTTTCCATTCAAACCAAATGACCAATCTTCGTTTATATTTGATATATAAATATGTTTTCCATGAGATTTACAATTGATACCATATTTTTGTAAAGCTAAGCATAAAATATAAACTTCAGGACCTTCAGGCATTTTGTATATATATTATAAATATAAAATCTATTGTTTAAATAAAAAATTCTCTTCTTTAATAATTGTATATTGAATAAGCTTCTTCGTAGGATATAATAGGTTTTTTATATCTTTTATTAACTTGATTATGAAAATCGACGAAAAATTTGAATAATGAGTCTCTACTTGAACAAATATCGTTTAATTTCGGTCTATTTTTTTCAATGAAAGCGGTTGCATGTTCTTTACATGTCACACACGGAACCATTATTGGAATACCTATAATGAAATTTTTCATTCTTTCAGAATGTAGAGGGCTTGCATGTTCTGGATAATGATAGGCTCCATTATGTAAGGTATACCAGAAAGGAGGACCCCATAAAACTGGATTATTATTTGCTTTTTTATTATGATATGTACAAGTTTCTTCGAAATTTTCACTAGTTTCAGGTACAGTATCTTCTTCAGGTATTTCAATTCTTGTATAATTATTCGTATTTAGTCTAATATCAGAATTATCAAAACTGGTAACTTCATCTTCTTGATATTTAATTGATTTTGAATCATCTATTATTGTTTGTTGAAAAGGAGATGAAATAATTGAAGGACCTGGTTGTGATCTAAGTTTGTTATCGATATTATTAAATTTATAAACTTGAGAAACACTTTTATAATAATTAGTTCGAGAAGTCATTTTATTTTTATTTTATATATAAATAATTTTTTAAAACCAAATATAAAACTTATTTATAAAATCAAAATATTAGAATAAAAAATGAACAATTTACAACAAGTTTTTTATAAATTCAGTAACAAACATAAAGAAGTATTGATATGCTTAGACGATACATTTTGTTTTGCACGTAGTCCTGAAACAAAACCAAAAAATTGCATTAGTATAACAAGTATAATGGATAAAGAAGATGTCTATGAATGTTTAAAGGAAGAAGGTAGTTCTATCATAAATTTTAAATTAACAAATAAGGGTGTAAATAAAAATTCAAATATAAATAAAATTTTAAATTCTTTTGTATCATCTTTAGTTGAATTTAATTTTGAACCTTTTATTGTTACACTTTTAAGTACAGAAGTTATAATAAGTGTAGTAATTAGTGATAAGGATATTGGTTTTGTTAATGATGACGAAGATGAAGATGATGAAAATGAAGATGAAGATGAAGATGAAGATGAAGATGAAGATGAAGATGAAGATGAAGAAGATGAAGAAAATGAAAAAGAAAAAGATGAAGAAAATGAAAAAGAAGATGAAGATGAAGATGAAGATGAAAATGAAAATGAAAATGAAAATGAAAATGAAAATGAAAATGAAAATGAAAATGAAAATGAAAATGAAAATGAAAATGAAAAAGAAGATGAAGAAAAAGATGAAGAAAATGAAAAAGAAGATGAAGAAAAAGATGAAGAAAATGAGAAAGAAGATGAAAATGATAGTATAGATGGGGACACAGAAGATGTAGAAACTTCAGAAGAAGAAGAAGAAGAAAATGATCCTATTAAAAATGAAATGAATATTATAAAAAGTGAATTAGAATCAGAAAATAAATTGAAAAAAAACGATTTAATTTCCTATTTGTCAAGACTAAATATAAAGAATATAAATGGAAAAAATACTCGGCATTGTAATAAGAAAGAATTGTATGTTTTTTTGATTGAAAAATTGGAAAATTGATTTTCCGAAAACATTTTGAAATTAAATTCAACATTTTAAATGAACACTTTAATTAAAAACTTTGAAAAAGATATTGATTCTTATTTTAAAAAGTTTTTGAATCATTTATCAAATAAATATAATTTGACTGATATTTCAAACGAATGGGAATCTTTTTGTCAAAATGGAATTCAATCTTCTTCATTATCTTCTATAGTTGTTTCAAATACTAAAAATACATGCACATATGTATTTATTAAAGGTCAGAATGAAGGTAAAAATTGTCCTAATTTAATTGTACCTGGCCTGGCTTTTTGTAAATCACATGCTAAACACGAAGAAAATGGTCAAAAAGAGAAGAAAATAATTCCTAAAATTCAAGAAAAAAATACCAAACAAATTTTAATGATTTTAAAAGGTACAAATTATTGGTGGCATCAAGATTCTCGTTTAGTTTTTATTTCACCAAATGAAAAAATTGTAATAGCTAGATATATAGATGGTGATTTACAAAAGTTGGGTGATAAAGAGATTGAATTATGTAAAAAATATAGATTTAATTTTGATGAAAATTACAATTTTAATAAGATTGAAAAAAAAGATGGAGGTGATATTTCTACGTCCGAAGAATCAAATAAGAAAAATATTAAAGAAGAAAAAGTTTTTAAGAAATCATCCATAGAATCAAAAAAAGTAGAAAAGAAGCCTGATGTATTACCAGAATCAAAAAAAGTAGAAAAGAAGCCTGATGTATTACCAGAATCAAAAAAAATAGAAAAGAAATCTGATGTAGTACCAGAATCAAAAAAAGTAGAAAAGAAGCCTGATGTATTACCAGAATCAAAAAAAATAGAAAAGAAATCTGATGTAGTACCAGAATCAAAAAAAGTAGAAAAGAAATCTGATGTAGCACCAGAATCAAAAAAAGTAGAAAAGAAATCTGATGTAGCACCAGAATCTGATACAAAAGAAAAAAAGAAATCTTCTAAAGAAATGCAAATTTTTAGAACTAATGTTTGTGCACAAAATATAGAGGATATTATAGGTGGAATGTTTAACAAAAATAGTGAAGATGAAGACGAAGACGACGACGACGATGATGACGACGATGACGACGATGATGACGAAGAAGATGACGAAGAAGACGTCGAAGAAGATGATGACGAAGATGACGAAGAAGATGACGAAGAAGACGTCGAAGAAGATGATGACGAAGATGACGACGACGATAATAGTTTTGATGATAATAATGATGAAGAATTATTAGAAGAAGAGGATTGAAAAAAATAATTAAGTCTAAAAAAATATATACAAAGTAATAAAATGGATGAATTCAATGATAATTTAAAAAAGTTGCAAGGTGAAGTTACACATATAAATAATATATTTCAAAAAGAATCTTCTACTAATAGTTCCAATGAATATTATATGAGTCTATTAGATGTTTTGATTGTTAGATTTGTAATTTTATTAATATTTTTTTATGGATTAGTTTATTTAATAGATCCAGATTTTTGTTATGATGAAATAGTAAATGATGAGACATATTTCAAGGAAAAAAAATACAACAATAAATATGCTATATTTACAAGTTTTGTAATGTCAATAATAATTTTTTACATGACATATAAAATGAAATTCCAAAAATAAAATTATAAATATAAAAAAAAAATATAAAAATGTTATAATAAAAATGAAAATGAAATACCCGCTATCTCCGAAAAAAAAATCGCAGATGAAGAAGAAGAGAAATGATGGAATGAAAAAAATCAAATCTCCTTTAAAAAGAAAATCACCGAAAAGTAGAAAATACAGAAGAAGACATGATGGTAGAAAATCTCCAAGAAAACCATTGGGTGAACTTCATATAAATACACTTCATAATAGAAATATTAGAAAAAGATCTCCATTTCCGGTAAGACCATCTAAAAAATATAAACCCAAATCACCAAGATCTCCTTCTCCACAAAGACGTCAACTACGACTCCGAGATGGTAAAAGTAGAAGAAGAAGAAGTAAAAGCCCTCTTAAATTAAGAAAGTAACTCAATTTTTTTATTTATATTAAATAAATAAAAAATACTTAAAATAAAATGATACAGAAAATTATAGTAAAGAAGCATTATACTGATGAACAAATGAAAAAAAAAGAAGGAACTTTTTTCGATGGTTCATCTTATAAAATTTATAAAGAAGATGTAGATATTTATTCAGATGAAGGAAAATTATTGGTTAAATTTAGAAAGAACGTTTTAACTGATAAAGAATGTAAAATTTTATTTGAATCTAGAGGTGCAGCAGCGAGAGCTGTACGTCCTTCCGCTTCTGGAATTCCAAAAGATAAACCTAAATATACTAAATCTAAATCTAAATCGACTGGAAAAGTTGTAGTTTCTCTTACGTCTAAGAATAGAGTGAATTCTGGAATTTTTGGATATTATGATAATTTAAGTATGTTTTCAAATAAGTCACTAAATAAAGATAAAAATTTAAGATGCAGAAAAACTGCTTTTATGCAAAAAAATATGGATAAATTTAAAGACTGTTTACCAGTATTCCAAAAAGTAAATAGATTGTATAAGAAACTAGTTCCTGACAAATACAAAATGCAAAAAAAAGCTATATCCAAAATTAATCCAGATTTTGTAATTAAAGATACTGTTTTCACAACTGTAACTGTTAATAAAAATTTTAGAACAGCTTTACATATAGATGGTGGAGACTTTGAAGAAGGTATGGGTAATATTTTAGTTGTATCTGACAATGATAATTATAAAGGTGCATATACAATGTTTCCTCGATATAAATTTGGAATTGATGTTAGAAATGGAGATTTAGCTTTCATGAATGTTCATGAATGGCATTGTAATTCTAAAATGGAATCTAATACAAAAGATAAAGTGAATAGAGTATCTTTTGTATTTTATTTAAGAGAAAAAATGATGATGACTTGTCCAAATATGTCGAAAAGAAAATCACCTAAATTAAAATCTAAGTAAGTAATTTAAAAACAAAGAAGATATAGAGATAAGATATAATGAAGATTGCTTTCAGTTTTAAAATGCGTTCAGGTAAAGATACTTGTGTTGACTATCTAATTGAAAAATATGGTGGACGTAAAATAACTTTTGCTAAACCTTTATATGATGCTTTATATAAAGTTCAGAATACTTTTAATTTACCACAAGAGAAAGATAGGAAATTTTTACAAATGGTAGGAGACTGGGCTCGAGAAAAGGATAATGATATATTTGTCAATCTAGCTCTAAATCTAAGTAATTCATTTAGTAATGATAATAAATTCTGTAACGATTTACGTTTTTTAATTGAATACGATGCTTTAAAAAAAGATGGTTGGACATGTATAAAAATAAATAGAAATACAAATTTACCACCTTCAGAACATCGAAGTGAAACTGAATTAGAAATATTAAAGGATGAAGATTGGGATTATATCATAGATAATAATGGAACTCTAGAAGATTTATATAATGAATTAGATAGAATAGTTAGTTTGTCTTTGTAAATAAAAAAAATATATAAGCTTTATATATTATATAGTATTACTTTTTAATTGAAAAAAAAATATTTTTTTTTCAATTTGGATTATATTTATTTAGAATCATAATCTAGTTTATTTTTCTTCAATTGGAATATTATGAATATCATCCTTTTCTATTATTCTTTTCAATCGTCTTAGTGCATAAACATTACCATTTCCTGTTGTTTTCATATAATTTTTAATATCATCAAGTGTTATTAAAACAACGTTAGGTTTAGCCTTCAGACCTTTTATATTTGGTATATTTTTATACACAATTTTATCTTCTTTAGGAATATATCGAATCAAAGCATCACTACGATCATACCCTATCATCTTTGCAACTTCACTTGCAACAAAATATCTATTTCCATCATCATCATACAAAACTTTTAAAATATTTGGATCATGATATTCCTTTTCTTTTTTTTCTTCTCTTAAAGAATTAACACAAACCCTGCAAATGGTTTGAAACCCATCATAACAATCACTTCTTTTATTAAATTCCTGCTTAGCTTTAATTTCTTTACATTTTGAACATTCTTTAAAATTCTCAGGTAGTTTTCTTTTTTCTTCCAATATCTTTTTGCGATATTCAGTTTCACATATTTTGCAATTTTTACAATACCCATCTCTGTAGCATATGCCTTTCCAGAAATGTTCAATTTCTTTTGTTTCTTTACATGTTTCACATATCTTTTCTGATATTTCAACTAAATTTTCCTTCTTTTTGTCGTTTTTTATTTTATTTTTCATATTCTTACAAACTTTACAAGAATAATCTCTTCCTAAAGTTTGATAACTGCTTAAATGAAAGTCATCTAATTCTTTTGATTTCTTGCATGTTGAACATACACGATACAAAGACTTCTTTTTAGTTTTCATAAGCAAGAAAACTTCACCTACTATTCTAGACACATCCTTTATTTCCTTATCATATTTTATCCAATATGTATCATCAATTTTTAACCATCTATTTATAATTAAAATTCTTTCTTCATTCGCCAAATCACTATACTCATTTTCTACACAGTCTACAATTATTTTATATTCAGGTAAATATAAATCAACTTTATATTGATTTTTAATATCATAATCTTTTTCTAAAATCTCGGATTCATCAAATACCTTAATTATTTCAGAAATTATATCCACTTTTTTGGGTTCTTCTTTTATTACACTAACATCTTTACTTTTCATTTGATTAATTTTATTATATATTCTACCTATTACTTTTGATATATCAAAATCATATTCATCCGGATTATAACGAATCCAATGAGAATCGTCTATATCAAATTCTTTATTTACAAAATCCATTCTTTCTCTTTCATTATAAGGTTTTCGATCTGCGTGCCCATTTTCATCACATTCTATAACAATTCTATACATAGGAAATAACATATCTAAATAATAGTTTCCTATTTTAAATTGATCCTCTATTTTTTCTGTTTTAAATGCATTTGCTATTGCTGATAATGTCTGCTGTTCCTTAGTCAAACATTTTCGATTCGTTGTATCGATTCCGAATTCTTTTAGCATATAAAGTACATCAGAACTTATACGTTTTCTTGTTTTGATAAGAAGTTCAATTGCACCATCTCGTGTGATCAAAATAGATTTAGGATCTAATTTAGGTTTTTTTACTCCAGGATAATCTCTGAATTCAAGTTTATTTTGTTTTGAAACATTACTGAGAGCTTGGGTTACATTTGTATACCCTATTAAACTTGTAATTTGTAAACCAATAAAATACTCAAAACAATATCCGTTATTAATATAAGAATACATAGTCAACTCGTCTTCGTCTTCTTCATCGGAATCATCAGATTTATCGTCATCTTTTGTATCTTTGATAATTTTAGAAACATCAATATTAGCTTTAATTAAAATATCAATTACATCTTCCGATAATTGTTTCCTATTTTTTTGAAGTAATTCATAAACACCTTCTTTTTTTAATAAAAAAGTTTTATGATCTAAATAAGGTTTTTTCAAACCAGGATAATCTTTAAATTTAATTTTATTTTGGTTGGAAACATTACTTAGTGCTTGTGTTACATTTTTGTAACCAATTAACGTTGTAATTTGATATCCAACAAAATATTCATAAAAATTATCATTGCTAGTATAAGAATAAGTAGTTAGTTTACCTTCTTCATGTTTATTTTCATCTTCTTCTATATTGTCCTCAGTATCATGTTTAATAATTTTATAAACATCAATATTTGCTTTAGTAAAAATATCAATTATATTCTGTGATATTTTTTTATTTTTTTGAAGTAATTCATAAACACCTTCTTTTGATATTAATATTTGACGTGCATCTAAAACAGGCTCTTTTTCACCAGAATAATTTTTAAATGTAATTTTGTTATCATCACTTACATTTATTTTAATAGTTTGTCCTGTATTTTTATAACCTAATAATTCGCAAACCTGTGCTCCAATATAATATTTATTTTTTTCATCATCATAGATTGTTAGTTCTTTTATATTTTCATTTTCATTTTCGTCTTCTGATGATTCTTCAATTATTATTTCAAAATCATCATCATATATTTCGAAATGTTTAGTATTTTCTAATTCGGTTGCCATTTTTATATGTAAATCTATTTCTTTAAGTCGTATTAAATTTTTGTCTAATCGTATTAACTTTTTATTATAAAGTTAATACGATTTTAAAAAAAGTTAATCAGATTCGTAATTAACTCAGCTAATTACGAATCTGATTAACTTTTTTCTGACATTGTTTCATTAAAATTCACCCATGATTTTTATACTTAATTGGTATAAAAATCAATAAAATAACCTAGAAGTATATTGGTATTTTCAAAACATCAGATATTTCCCTTGATAGCTTGCTGATGGTGAGTTCGGATAGCTCAGTTTTACTGGCGAAATCTTTAAGAGATATATCCAAACCTTTATAGCATATCCAAAAGAAAATAACACTTGATGAAATTGACTGAGGTCTAGACCTGTTAATCTTACTTGATTTGTTCTTTATTCTTTCGTAGAGATCTTTTACCTCCTGTTTTTGTTCAGGAGTAGCATTAAATTTATCCATGATGTCATCAACGAGGTTCATTGGAGTGACATAAGTAGTGTGAATAGCCGAATCTTTAGGTACATTTAGATTGACATGCTTCAATCCTTTCAGAGCATTTTTTCGATCAAGCTTAAAAATCTTAATTAAATTCTCATGAGGTTGGGGCTTGCCTTGAATTTTATAAGAATGATACACAGATGCAAAAATTATTGACTTCCTCGAATTGCCCCTAAATATTTGTCCTTTGGTTACTTGTATGTAAATTTGGTTTGCGAGGGCAACAATTTTGTCACTGAACCCCATATTTTCCACATCCTTGTAAATATTTCGATCTTCCATTTTTCTTAGGTGAACGCGATTAGGATCTGATGTTCTTTTATTATCAGATTGACCATAATATCTCCATTCTTTATCATGAAAGATATTTTTTTCCATTTCTATACCACAATCAACACAACAAACAATACCACCTTCCTCAATAATATTAGAATGCTTACATAAATCTTCACTTGAAACTTCAGTATATTCTTCATTTTCTTTATTATATTCATCCAAGGCTTCTTCAAATAGTGAAAAGTCAGACATTTTTATTCTTTAAATTTGTTTATCTATTCTTTAAATCAGTTTTCTATTTTACATATCGCTTTTACAGTCGTCAATTGATTTTGAAAGTGTAGCACTTATTGATCTTCCATATGGACAAGGAATGGGTTTCTTTGAATTTTCGGGACAATAAAATCCAGAAGGACAAGGTGTAGGTAACAATGTTGTTGATAAACAATAATATCCTTCAGGACATGATTTTTTTTTTCTAGAACTAGGACAATATTTTCCTGCAGGACATCCAGAAGATGGATAAAAATTTTCTTTTATTAAAGATTTTGTATTATCAAGGTAAGCATTTTTCAAATATTTATAGTCATTCATTTTTATTTTTGCAAATATATTTAAAAAAAATATATTAAAAAAAGCGGTTTATATTATTTTTTCACCTTTAAAAAATAATATATAATTACATTTGAGCACATGATGAGACAGAATTGGAATGCGCCAATCCTCTAAACATTCCCATCATTTCAGCTGATAATATTAAAAACATTTCTTCTTTTGCGAAATCTTTTAAAGTTTCATCCTTTACAAATGTATTTACATACTTATTTACAACAAATGAAAATTCCTTGTTTTCTTTCAGTTTAGATTTGAAAATTTCTGTAACATGTTTTAAATTTGTTTCCAATTCTTCCTTATTTTTAATATAAACATCATTTATACTTTCATTTAAACTTTTAATTTTATATAGATCAGATTGTAATGTATCTATATACTTAATTTCTTCCAAGACATCCTTTTCTTCCATTTGTTTTATTTTTTATTTGTATTTTTTAAATACCTTTTTCTAAAATATTTAAAATACGGATTGTTTTTTTATCCGGATTTCGATTATTTGAAAGCTCATTTATCAAATCAATTAATTCATTTTTATTAATTAAACTTAATTCGTCTTTAAATAATTTCAAATTATTATTTATTTTTAATAAAGACTGTTCTAGAATTGATAAATTTTTTTTATATTGGTTTACTATATTTTCATTTTTTTCAGTATTCATATTCTTAATCATTAAATTACTTTGTTCTTGTAATTCTGATTTTGTTAGTACTAATAAATCTAAGTTTGATAGTAAATCGTAAAGATTATTATATACTTTATCACCTACTTTATAAATGTTATTTGAAAAATTTTCTATTGAATGACATTCAGGTAAATCTTTTAAACTTGAATAATTTGATTTCATTTATTTGATAATTAAAAAATGAAATAAAAAAAAGAAAAAAATATATACACTTAAAAAAAACAAAATGGATAAGAAAGAAACATTAGTAAAAAAGCTTAAAAATGAGCTTCACGAAAGCGATTCTTATATTAGTGAACTACAATTAAAAATTAAAAATGAAGCTGAAAAATCTGAAGAATTACGTAAAGAATTAAGTACTTTATCAAAAAAAAATATTGTTCTTTCTGAGTATGTCTCAGAAATTGAACAAAAATTATCAGATGATATAACAAATTATAAAAATGAAATTTCTGAATTAAATAATAAAATTGAATCAAAATCAAATTTAAACAAAGAAAATGAAGAGAAAATGAATAAAATTTCTAAAGAACATGAAAAATGTAAGACAGAACTAAATTTAATAAATATAAAAATAATAAATTATGAAAAAGAAATTGAAAACAAAAATTCTGTTATACATGAATTAGAAAAAACTAATATTAGATTATCTGAAAATATAAGTGAATTTTCAGAACTACAAAATAAATATATTATTGATAATTCAGGTAATATTGAAAATGAAATAAAAATTGCTAAAAAAGATGAAGATATAGAATATCTAAATAAAGAAAATATTTTTTTAATTACAGAGATAGATAAATTAAAAAAAAGAAATAGCTATATTGAACTTGAATTATCAAAATTAAATCATAAAAATTTTGAATTACAAACATGTATTAATACTCTAAAAAATTCAAAACCTTTTATAAATAATACAAAAGATTCTACTGATGATTGTTGCTCGTGTGTATGTTTTTAAATAACTTTTTTACTTTATTTTTTTTAGGTGCTTTTAAAAGAGGATTATTATTATTAAATTCAGATGTCTTTACATCTTTTCTATTATTTTTTTTATTAGGAGTTGTAAATACAACATCTAAATTATTTAAATCTTTCATAATATTTTGAAATAAATATTTTGTTTTAAATTCAATTTTTATTTTACAACTAAAGGTATAAATTTATCTTACTTAAAACCGAATATTATAAAAAACAGAAACTTTTTTAAAAAAATAAAAAATCTTTCTCTTGATATTAATAAAAAAATGTCTGGAATAGTAAATTTAGAAAGTGCATTAAGAACATGTAAAGTTGATACTGCTTATCAACAAAGAATTCAATCTGATAGATTTTTAAATCCTAAAAATCTTGTATGTCCTGTTTGGAATGGTTTAGATACCGCCGGACGTGTTGCTTGCGCAGACTCTTTTTATACTAAAAGAGAAGGATGTAATAGTGCAGAAGATCGTGTTGGTGTAGAAAATATTCAACGACCTCAATATATGCAATATATTAGCGATTCATTAGGAAGTAGTTATAATAAAAATAGCCCAACGACTGAACCACCAACTTCTGAAGTTGGTGTTGAAGGTTTTATGGATTTTGAAACAAAGGCTAAACAATATTCTGATATTACTGGAAATTTTGGAAATCAATTAGCACACAATGTTTATCCTAGAACTTGCTCTGCAAGGAGATATGATGAATATAGTGATAGCATAATGAAATTGTAAACCTTAAATAATAGAGATTTTAAAATTGAAAAAATTTTAAATCTAAACTTTAAATAAAAATACATATGACGCCTAAAAAACGAAGATCTAAAAAAAGTCGTCGTCGGTCTAAAAAACGTAGAGATAGTGGTGGTAATTCAAAAATAGAATTGAAACAAGAATTACTAATTTCTAGATTAAAGAAAATTATAAAAAATGTCAATTCTATAGAAAAAAAAATCAAAAAATATGAAAAGAAATCACCAAAAAAGAATAAAAAATATCAAGAACGAAAAATGCTTATAAATAATTATTTAAAATCTCCAGGAAAAAGTAAAATTAAATTTGATGTTTCAATGTTAACACCGAATTATAATGCTGTAAGTACTTTTAAATATAACTATCTTGATGACTTCAATCGTAATTCTAATATAAATCAACAAGGAGAATATGAAATTGAAGAACAACAACAATTTATGGGTGAAGTAGGAGGTGGTGGAGGTGGAGAGTATGCAGTTGGTAATATTACAGAATCACCTGCTGGAAAAAATATTAGAACATCAACAAAAAAAGGTTCATTGCAACAAAATGCAAGAGAAAATATAAAAAATGATAACGTTAACATATCAATGACATCTACACAATACAGAATAGTAGATCTTAATAATCGTGGATTAAATAAAGTAAATGAACTGAATGTAACTGAATCTAAAAGAAAACGAAATGAAAACTTGGAAAATTTATCTTCGGAATCATTAGACGTATCAAGTAGTAAAGATGTAGATTATAATTCAGGAGAAACAGTGAGTGAATATGCAACACGAAGTAGCGACGAACCGTCATATTCTGATACAACAATTTCTTCATCTAATCGAGATTCAGATATATTATTATCGCCAAGTACTCCATCTATTAAATCAAATAATAAATCATTTTCAGTTGTTACTCCTTCTCCAATAATTTATTCTGACACTCCAAGTATTAATCAAAAACGTAGCGTGAGTTTTACAAATGAAACTTAAAGATTTTTTAAATTATAAATAAAAAAAATATGGAAAATGAAAATGAAAATGATATTAGAAATTTACCTACTATGAAAGATGTATTTGATCTAATAATGATAAAGTATCCTGATTGGATGATTGACACATGTGATAAATATTCATCTGATTATCCTCATTTTACTAATAATTGGAATCATCTTTTAAAAATTAGTAAAACACCTCCTCAAAAAATAATTCTAGTAAAACATTTTGAAAACGATGAACAGTTATCATTTTCAGAATTACTTTTTAGCGCAGGATTTATTGTAAGAACTATTCATGAATTTACACCTTGTACTAAATGTCATAGTGCAATTCCTAGTTTAATGACATATAATAAAATTAAAGATAATGTTAATATAATTACACCCAATGTGTGGAAAGAACACTGTTCAAACTGTTAAAAATAAGATTTTTTATTATTATTTTTAATAATAATAAAAAAATTACCAGCAACTTGGTGGAGGATTTTCCGTAGAATAAATAAATAAACCAGTTTCATTGAAAGAATATTTACAAGTCCAGCCTAATTTTTTTAATTCATCTATTACAATATTCATAATTTCATGCATCTTTTTTATATTTCTATCCAAATAACGAATACAAAAATTATCTAAATCATAATATTCATTTTCAGAATCTCTAGATACTAACAAATCAAATATCTCTTTATTTATCATATTTTTTATTCTAATATCATTATAAGACCTAAATAAATCTTTATTTTTAACATTTAAAATTTCTGGTAGAATTTCCATTTTTATTATATATCATTCTCTATTTTTTTAAATCTAAAATGATGATTCGTATTTTATATCAACCTTATTTGTTATAATACTTATAGTAGAAGATTCTGATGAACTTATTTCGAATAATATTCCATCTCCGGCTGCAAATCCTTTACATGGAATAATACAATTAAATATATTATGATTCTTTTCTGTGTTATTCTCAGAAAATTCAAATTCCTTTTTTGAACAACTAGTTTTAATTATTGCTTTTAATATTAAACTATCACTTTCTTTTGAAACAATCTCATATCTTAAACTCCATGTTATTGAATAATTTCCATAAATTTGAGGTGTAATAGGATCATCTAATGCAACATAAAAATTATTTGATGATAAAATTTTATCGAATAAAATATCAACATCTTTATCACCACAGAATGATATTTCATAAGGAAGATTAAAATTACTTGCTATACAAAAACAATTTATTATTGTATCATCATTTCTATTATTATTTCTCTTTTTTTCATAGATTTTTTCGATTGTAAATTTGGCTATAGACATTTTTTTATTTTAATAACTTTTTTTCTAATATTCTTTCTATTAAACCTATTTTACGTTGCATCTTTTCAATCATGAAATATAATTGTTCGTTTGAATAATTACTTCTTCTTTTTGGTGTCTTTGGACTAGGAAAATTATCAGATGAACTAGAATCATATGAAGATGAAGAATATTCTTCTTTGTCTTCATCATCTTCGCAGTCATCATCATCATCGTCTGAAGAACTTGTCTTGACTTGTTTTTTTTTAAAATCCTTTTCACCGAATGATTTAAAAAATGCAATTCTATCAGGTTTCTCTTCTTCTTTTTCGTCTTCGCTATCTTCTCGTCGATATTTATTTTGAGAATTTTTAGGTTTTGCGTTATTTATCATATTAAGATAATTTATCATTTTAATTAACTCCTTTTCTTTCTCTATTGGGAAAATAAAACATTCTTTACCGTCTATTTTATTTTTTACAGCATTTAAAGAAACTAAAAAATCTTCATATTTTTTCCAATCACAAAATATAATCAGTGAACCATTTTTCTTTTCGTAAGATAACGTCATTTTTTTAAAAAATACATTTTTTTAAATCTATAAAAAATTACTTGCAATATAAAGGTAAATTTCAAAAATCATTTTAAAAGAATGTTTTTAATTTATAAAAAAATGACTCTACGATTAAAATGTATTTCAAATGTGAATATGAAAAACAAACCATTTTTTTCTAAAAATTTGAAAAAAGAAAAATGGTTAGATGCAATACAATCTATTTCACTCCATGATTCAGACGATGAACTGATAATCATATGTTTACAAAACTTATATGGTTATAGAACTGGATTAATAGGATATTTGTCAACTATGTTAACATCAACTCTAAGTAACTATATTCCTTCAACTTTTGTTTTCTCTACTTTATTAAATTGTATTTTTAACTGTAAATTTAAATCTAATGATCTAGATATGTTCTCTGGAATCATATCAATTTTAAATCGTTCAATTCCTTTTTTAAATTATGGCGTCTGGGATTCTAAACAATTTTTTTCCAATAAACTAAATTTATTTATAAATGAAAATCATTCAATGAATGGTATTTTTAATCTTTATTCGATTTTTCTACTTCAACCATTTTTTGATAGTGGTCTAGGAATTTTATCAAATAAAAAATGTTCTGAAAGTGGTTTTGAAAGTTTAAGAAACCCAACAAATAAATTTATTAATGAAGGATTTTTATGGAGTTATTTTGAGAATAAAGATATTTTAATTATAACATTGAATATAACAAAAAATGAAGATAATACTTCTGATTTAAAAGAACTTCTTATTTTAATAGACAAATTATTGTTAAAATTTTCTCATAATTGTGAAATTTATATATCTGGTGATTTTAGAATGAATTTGGACGAATGTAAATATTTATTTGAGGATGATTTCAAAATATTAAACAATGATGAAACTCAGTATTTATTATATAGAAACAACAACGTCTTGAAAAATCCTATTTATTTAAAAACAAATTTAGATGATAATGATTCAATTACAACTTATAATTTTACAAAAAAAAGAAACTTATCACCAATTCAAAAAATGTTAAATTCAAAAAAAATTAAATACGAACAAGAAATGAATAAACTGAATTTTCATAATGAAGAATTGAAAGAAATTAAAGTTATTTCTTTTGAAGAAAATGAAAAAACAAAGGATGATGATAAAATAAATTTTTATAAAAATTTAAGAATCATTACAGAAAATCCAATAAGTATTGAAAATTATTTCAAAAAATCATCTGATTCTGATAAAAGTACTGTAGCTACTGATGATGAATGGACAAAGGTTGAACAAGTTATTTAAAATTCTTTTATATTTCAATGAAAAATATAAAAGAAAAAGATTATGAATATTTTATAGCATTATCAACATTAAATTGAAATCCAATTTTATACCGATGAAAATAACATTCAATATCTATAATATTCTTTGTATTTAAAACAATAATTATTTTATCCCCAATTTTGTAATTAGGATGACAACAACTTTTTTCAATTTTTAAAATTTCATTTTCACTTCCTTCATAATAAATACATTCTCCTGGACTAATATTTTTGATATATTCAGTAAAAAAATCATACGTAGAAGCTTTATTCGTTTTAATATTTTTAGAATTTAAATATTCTATTTCATCCTCAAGTCTTTCATCGATTTTTTTCTCCAGTGAACTAAAATCATGTTGAATATCTGTATCCAAACTTTTTGAATTATCACCTCTAAAACATTCTGAAAATATCAAGTGAGGTGTACAATAATAAATATCCAATTGATTTGCAGATTTTTGAATACATGTATCTATTCCGTTCGTAGCACCCGTTTTATTTAGAAAATCCAAGAATTTCTCTGCTCCTTTTTTAGATATTATAAAACCGGTTGTTCCGCCCAAGGATTGACAAAATGATTGATAGACATCTATTTTACTAATCTCAGGTAATTTTTCCTTATCAAAAAATATAGAATCGTTTTTATCTCGAACGTGATGTCCAAGAAAAGCTAAATCCCATGATACATTACTCAGTTGTTTTAGAAAATGTTTAAATTTTTTTTCAAAATCTGGTTGAAATTCAACATCGTCTTCTAGAATCAAATAAGATTCAATATTTTTGTCGTTTTCATTAATTAAATTTGTAAATAATTTAATATGAGACATGAAACAACCAACCATACCTCTTCGCATCTTATAATCATTATTTTCAAAAATCTGTTGTAGTTGTCTTGTAGAAATTAATTTCATTCCATCTACTGCACTAAAACGTTCATATTTTATAAAACCAAGACTATTCAACGAATTTTTTTCAAAAAGTTCCCATCGATCAGGACGTCTATCTAAATTTACAACAAACATTTTGATTTTTTTATATTCATTATTTTTATATTCTTCTTCTATATTATTTGTTATTATAAATTCCTTTTCAGATGATGATGATGATTTAAGAAATGACTCTTCTTTTCCATAAAACTGTTTTTCATTATTTAATGTATATGCATTTAATTTACTTTCATCATTTCGTTCACTAGTCAATCTTCCTATATGTAAACAACTAATTCCTTCAAAAAATGTTGAAATATACCCGCTATTAAAATATCTATGAGCATAATCCATTTCAAAATGAGAAATTTTTTCATTAAATAATCCCACATTTTGAAAAATTTCTGTTCTTAAAAGACTAGGACGAAAACTAAAATGAGGCCAGTAACTACTATTTTTATAATTTCCATATTTTTCACTCCATTTTTTTATATCCTCCTCTGTTTTTGCATATTCGTGAATAAAATATCTTACACCATTATTAGTTGTTTTAAATATACCTCCTTTAATATCGATGTCTGATTCGATTTCTGCATAGTTCTTATTAAAAAGGCATTGACCTATTTTAATATCAGATGAAAGAACATCGAGTGCATCAGTTATATAATTTCTTTTAGAAAAAAATTTAAAATCATCTTCTGAATGTATTAGATACGGAGTTTTTACTAAATTTGTTATTATATTCATACTTTGAGGATGACCTTTCTCTTCATTCGTTTTAAAATAAAACGTAAAAAATGGATATAATTTCTTCATTTTTTCTCTATCTTCATTACTGCTGTTATCATCTATACAATACCAGTTATCTATTAAATTTAAATCTTGTACACAATTTAAAAATGAATTTATTGTTTGTTCAAATAAATCAAATCTTTTACAACTTGTAATTGAAAAAGATACAAGTGGTAAATTATTTTGTTTTCTTTCTAATATACTTTTTACAATACACTCATTATAAAAAGTATATCTATTACAAACATGATCAATACTGAAATGTTGATTAAATAATATTTTCCAACTTTTTTCTTGTGATAGACCTCTCATATTTAAACCTTCTTGTAAAATATCGAATGCTTTATTATGTTCATTAAGGTAATACGCACTTATTGAATATTCATCTTTTAAATCTAACAGATAAGGGAATTTAGATATTAAATATTCTCCTAAATAGATTGACAAGTGATACATATTTTGACCTCTAACGAATCGGAGTAAATTAATTGCATTTGTTTCATTAGGAGTATTTAAAAATTTTAATGATAGATTATCGACTTCCTGAATTATTGACATTTTTTGTATAAATTCTTTTTGTATTTTAAATCGTATATATTTATTTCTGTTTTTCTTTATAATTACTGGTCTAGCGTTTTTCTTTATATTCGGTAAGAATTTTTTATATTATATATTATAGGATTAATTAAAGGTTTTTAAACAAATATTTTATATATATATATAATTTTTTTTGTTATATATAAAAAATGAAATGGAGATTTTAAATATAAATAATAATGATAAATTAAAATATTATATGTATAAAAATGATAATAATTGCTCGTATAATGAAAATTCATTATTAAACGAATATTTTTGTATACATAGTAATCAATATTTTCCATGTTTACCCGGTACATATTGCCCAGGTTTTCTTAATACAATTCCTCTTATATGTCCACCTGGTTCTTATTGTACAGGAGGAAATAATATTGTTATTTGTCCTTCTGGTTATTACTGTCCTAGTGGAAGTACAGCATTTATCACTAATCCATGTCCAATTGGTAAATATTCAGCTATAACAGGTGCAACTGGTTTAGCATCTTGTAATGATTGTCCAGCTGGTTATTATTGTCCAACTGCTTCAAGTTCTGGAACTACTAATTTTTGTCTTTATGGATATTATTGCCCAGCTGGGGCATCTTCATCTTCACCTTATACTTGTGATATAAGTAAAGGTTATGAAGGTACTATTGAATATGGTGATTCAAATTTAACTGGATGTAATCCAAAAACATATTCTTTACCAACAGGATACAGTGGAGAACCTGCAGCTTATATTTGTGATATAAGTAAAGGTTACACAGGTACTGTTTCTTACAGCGCTGACAGTTTAAGTGGATGTAATCCAAAAACATATTCTTTATCAACAGGATACACTGGAACATCCGGGGCTTATACTTGCAATATAAGTAGAGGGTATGAAGGTACTGTTACATACAGTGCTAACAGTTTAAGTGGATGTACTCTAAAAATATATTCTCTATCAACAGGATACACTGGAACATCTGGAGCTTATACTTGTAATATAAGTAGAGGTTATGAAGGTACTGTTGCATATGATGCTAACAGTTTAAGTGGATGTAAACCAAAAATATATTCTTTATCAACAGGATACACTGGAACATCTGGAGCTTATAATTGTGATATAAATAGAGGTTATGGCGGTATTGTTGTATATAATGCTAACAGTTTAAGTGGATGTGATCCAAAAATATATTCTTTGCCAATAGGATACACTGGACCATCTGGAGCTTATATTTGTAATATAAGTAGAGGTTATGAAGGTACTATCGTATACGATAGTACCGAATTATATGTTGCTTGTGGTGATGGAGGACTTTTAGTATGGTCTGATGATGGAAAAACATGGAATCCGTCAAATAATGGTAATACTATTTTTCAAAGTACTGATGTGTTGAAAAGTGTAGCTTATGGAAATAATTTATGGATTGCTGGAGGATCCGGTACAAATATTTTAGCTTGGTCAGATAATGGAAAAACATGGACTGGTTTAGGTTCAATTATATTTACAAATAAATCTAATAGTGTTACTTATGGAAATAATTTATGGATTGCTGCAGGTGAAGGTACTACTAATACTTTGGCTTATTCAACTACTGGAAAAACATCATGGACTGGTTTAGGAAAAACTATATTTTCAACAGCAGCCAATTGTGTAGTGTATGGAAATGGGTTGTGGGTTGCTGCAGGTGAAGATATATCTAATACTTTAGCTTATTCTACAAATGGAACCCAATGGACTGGTGTGGGTAAAACTACTATTAATTATATTGCATATTGTGTAGCATATGGAAATAATTTATGGGTTGCAGGTGGTATTTCAATATCATCTGGAACTACTTTAGCTTATTCTACAAATGGAATCCAATGGAATAGTGCTAATAATAGAACTCTTACCACTGTAAATTCAATTGCTTATGGAAATAATTTGTGGGTTGCTGCAGGTGGTGGGACAAATACTTTAGCTTATTCTATAAATGGAACTCAATGGACTGGAATAAATACTGGAATAACAGTAAATACTATTATATATGGAAATAATTTATGGATTACAGGAGGAGGCAGTAATAAATTAAGTTATTCTACAAATGGAACAACATGGACTAGTGGTGAATCTTTAGGTAAAGTGTATTCTATAACATATAAAGCAGGTTTATTGTCAGGATGTATTCCAAAAACATATTCTTTATCAACAGGATACACTGGAATATCTGCAGCTTATACTTGTGATATAAGTAAAGGTTATACTGGTACTGTTGTATATAATTCTATCAGTTTAAGTGGATGTAATCCAAAAACATATTCTTTATCAACAGGATACACTGGAATATCTGCAGCTTATACTTGTGATATAAGTAAAGGTTATACTGGTACTGTTGTATATAATTCTATCAGTTTAAGTGGATGTAATCCAAAAATATATTCTCTATCAACAGGATACACTGGAACATCTGGAGCTTATATTTGTAATATAAGTAGAGGTTATGAAGGTACTGTTGCATATGATGCTAACAGTTTAAGTGGATGTAAACCAAAAATATATTCTTTATCAACAGGATACACTGGAACATCTGGAGCTTATAATTGTGATATAAATAGAGGTTATGGCGGTATTGTTGTATATAATGCTAACAGTTTAAGTGGATGTGATCCAAAAATATATTCTTTGCCAATAGGATACACTGGACCATCTGGGGCTTATACTTGTGATAATATAAGTAAAGTTTATACTGGTACTATCGTATACGATAGTACCGAATTATATGTTGCTTGTGGTGATGGAGGACTTTTAGTATGGTCTGATGATGGAATAACATGGAATCCGTCAAATAATGGTAATACTATTTTTCAAAGTACTGATGTGTTGAAAAGTGTAGCTTATGGAAATAATTTATGGATTGCTGGAGGTTCTTCTAATAATACTTTAGCTTGGTCAGATAATGGAAAAACATGGAATGGTGTGGTTAATTCTAATTCTATATTTACAGCGTGTTATAGTTCCGCGTATGGAAATAATTTATGGATTGCAGCAGGTGAAGGTATTATTAATACTTTGGCTTATTCAACTAATGGAAAAACACCATGGACTGGTTTAGGAAGAACTATATTTTCAACTGCAGCCAATTGTGTAGTATATGGAAATGGGTTGTGGGTTGCTGCAGGTGACGGAACAACTAATACTTTGGCTTATTCAACTAATGGAACCCAATGGACTGGTAGAGGTAAGCTCGTTATTACTAATATTGCATATTGTGTAGCATATGCAAATAATAAATGGGTTGCAGGTGGTAGTAAATCTTCAACAGGAAATACAACTTTGGCTTATTCTAATGATGGAACAACATGGTATGGTGTTAATAGTTCTATTATTAATAGTGTACGTAGTGTTGCTTATGGAAATTATACATGGTTGGCTGGCGGTTCTTCTGGTGGTACAGTTGGTGGTTTTACTGTCGCTTTATCAAGTGATGGAATAACATGGTCTGGATTATTATCTAATTCATTTACTACATACAGTTTTATATTTGCAAATAATTCATCGATTTCTGGTGTTAAGAATATTTCATGGATTTCTGGCGGTGGTAATAAGTTAAGTTATTCAAAAGATGGTGGCTATACATGGACTGGTGGTCAATCTAATTCTAATATAGTATATTCTATAGCATATAAAGAACCTTCATTGTCAGGATGTACTCCAATTCCTTGTACATCTACAGGATATACTGGTGTATCAGGATCATGTATTTGTTATACTGGATATTATGGTACAAAAGTTACTTATACTAACGGAATTTTAGGAGGGTGTGGAGTAATAGATTCTGGAACTGCAGCTATTTCTGGAGCATATGGTCAACCAAAAACAGTAAGAATTATATTATCTAAAACATATACTGTTTTTCCAAAACAAGTTACTATTATCAGTACCGATAACACTATGATAAAAATGTATAATGTTCAATTAGAGTTTATTAGTTTAGATAATTCAATTTTTACAAGTATTACTTCAACAACTTTTCCAGTTACTATTTCTCTAAACCCATCTAATGCGGCAAGTTTTAATTCTGTTTGGATAACTTATACATCGTATTATACTTCACCTGTTTCATTTAATGTTAAATTTACTTTTGCATTATAATTTTATATTATAGTATAATTGGAAACGAAGTTATATTTTTACTTTTATTCAAATAATTATATCTAAATGGTTTTGATGAAATTATGAAAACCAAATACAAGATGTCTGACAAATTATTAAAAGTTTTTATAACTTAATTTAATATAGTTATAAAAAATATGTAACCCGTAAGTTTGGATTATTTTGTTTTAAAACAGTTTATTTCAAATATTATTTTTCAATTTATGATGATATAAAAAAGGTAAATATATATTACATTTTTCACAATTGCATGATATAGAATTAGTATTTTTCAATTTTATAAGCTGTCTAGCAACTTCCATTATTTCATATTTTTTTGTTAATGCAATACAAATTTTGCAATATTCACACTTACATTTAAGATAACATTTTAAACATAAAACACTTTCATTATAACAATCTTTACAGTGATGAAAAGATAATATTAAATCAAGTAATTCTGATGGTAAAATCGAAAAGTCCATTTTTATTTATAAGGAAATTTTAAAAAACTCAATGTTTTCTTGATTTTATTTTCTTCTTCAATGATGATTTCTTTTTTACTTTCTTTGTCAACTTTTTTCTTTTTCTCATCTAAATCTTCATCACCTAATTTTACAATGAGGGCTAATAATTTCATTGGTGAGGTTTTTTTATATTAGATGAAAATCTTTTATTTCAGTTCTACACAATGGACATTTATTATCTTTTGTTTTTTCGTAACAGATTTTGTGAATTTTATGATCACATGGATTCAATTGAACCCAAACACCAGGCTCATCTTCAAGACAAATACAACAGTTTTCACCAATTTGTTGAATGTAAGGAAAACAATCACTACAACATTGAAAATCTTCATTATTCAATCTAATATAAGCAACAACACAATGTTTACAAACATCAAAAGATGTATATAAGTATTGATGAATCCAATTATATAATTCTACCTGAATATCATTTATAAATGTTTTTTTATATAATTTTTAATTATTTGTTTACCATCCCCATCTCTAGATACTTCTCTATATTTTTTTTTTAATATTTCTATACGATTTATATGCAAGTATTTTGTTGAATCTTTTAATTCTAATATCACATCAAATCTAGTTTCATTATCACGATATTTTTTATAGAATTTAAAAGTTAATTTAAATTCCATAAAATCTATAAAATATTGTATACTACCTTCAGAATCAATTGTTTTATAGATATGATCAAAATTTGTTGCTCTATCTTCAGTATTCAAGATAGTTTCAATGAATTCTTTATGACAATAAAGTAGTTCCTTCTCAATCCATCGTTTAAAAACTGTTTCAATTCTTGAAGTAAAAACTGGCATTTTGAAAGTACTATGAACTTATCTGAAATAAATTTTGAAAAAAATCATTTTTTTCAAAGTACTATAATATTATAATTTTTTTAAAAAAAATTTACGATGTGGTCAAATTTACCAACTGTTCTCTAAATGTAATATTATTATATTTCAAGTTCATTATTTCAGCTGCTGGATTTGAAATAATATTATATTTCTTATGATTCTGTGTTCCATCTTCGTTCGCCCAAAATTCTTGTGATTTAGTATTCGTTATATTTGAAATATCACTAAGAACAAACGCTTCGGTGAGTTTCTGAGTATTTATATCTTTAATAACATTTCCATGAATATCCTTAAATTTAAACATTTTCCTAGATGGATCCACACATGCATAAACAAGATTTCCATACTCATCTTTTAAAATTTTTTGAAAAGCAAAATTAGCTAAACCTTTCTGACCATCAAGTATATCATCCGTTGTAAATTCCCTTTCTATAATATTTTTTATTCTTTCAGTGTCATTAAGATTTAAATTTCCAATTATATTATTGGTATTATTAGTTCTTGGTTGTAGAGCAATTTTTTTAATAGTATTATGTTCATCTTTATACAATTTATCCTTTATTTCTAATTCTTTTCGTAATTCACAGATTTCTAAATCTTTTCTTAGCTTTTCATTTTCTTTTTCTAGTTTTTCTATTTTTATTTTATATTTTTGTTTTATTTCTTTTTCTATTTTTTTTCGACATTCTTCTATTTTTCTTTTATTTTCTTTTTCTATTTCATCTATTTTTCGTTCATATTCTTTCTCTGATTCTTTTATTTTCTTTTTTTTACATGATAACAATAAATGTGTTTTTAAATTTTGTTCTGAAAAAATTTTATTACAAAAAGTGCACGCATTTAATTTTATTTCATTTGGTTGATGACCTTCTTTTTCCTGTAAAGATAAACATTTTTTATTTGTTTTCTGATGATAAACTAAATTTGATTTATTACTAAGAGTTTTTTTGCAAAATTCACAATCCATTTTTATATTATAAAAAATATCTTTAAATAATTATTATTTTTTTAATTATGTTTATGATTTTTTAATTATGATTATAATTTTTTAATTAACAAAATCGCAATTTTTATCTGAAATTTTTCATTAATTATTAAAAAAATCCAATTACAGTATAACACAAAGTTAAATATTAACCTGTTTTTACAAGTTATATACCAATAAATGTGTTATTAAAGCTTAAATACAGGCTGTGTAATAAAATTTTTATGATTTTTTAAAAAAAGTTGTGTGTGTGTAGACGATTTTTAAAATTTTTATTTCAAAATCAAAAAATTTTAAAAAAAGAAAAAAAGAAGAAAAAAAGAAGAAAAAATAATTTTATTTAACCTATGAATATACTCAACTATTATTAAAAAATCGTTCATATAAATAACTGAAAAAGACGAGAGAAAAAATACAAAAAAAATTGAAAATCGATTCATTTTTTAATCGATTTATATCAAAAACGAATAACTTTTTACCCAGCTAATATCAACGACGATTTTTTCTGATAAAACGACTTTGAAACGATTAATACAACTTATATTTTAATTTTTAATTTTCAACCCACAAATCGTGGGTGTCTCGAAAAATTGATTTTTTTGAAATTTTTTCTAATGTTTTTCAGCTGGACAAACAAGATGCAAACGGAAAGAAGAAGAAACTGTAGTAGAGGTCTTTTGAAGTGCAAGATTCGAGGACATAATCATGATTCTACTAATATTGGCGTATTTTTTGGTTACTCGGAGGATATCTGCAATGTTATTCAGTCAGTTCGTTTGATTGATCAAAGCAATTATATTAGAATGTATAAGGAATTGAATTCTTCTAATATAAGTTGTTTTTTGAACCGAATATTGAAAAATTGTCAGGAGGACTATATAGTAAATGCAATAGTGCATTTTATTACTATATTAAATATGCTCAATACAAATGAAGGTCGATATCTGCTAGCAAAAAATAGCAAGTTACATTTTGCAGTAAATACAAAATTAAATGAGATTACTAATTTACCAGAATCTCATCGGTATAGCATCCTCAAGAAAATATTCAGTAAAAAACTGGAAGTAGAAATTTTTCATGAACGCATGGCCTATTTTTACTTGAGTAGAGGAAAAAATACGTTTTTTTCAGATTTCTCTGAAAAAGTAGACGATTCAGACAATTTATTTTCAGAAGTTGTAAAGTTTTTATAAATGCAAATTTAATTCCTTACATTAATTTTTTTCTCAAATTCTTTTAATTTTCGTTCCAATTCTGTAAAAAATATTTATATGAAATAAAAATGAACACTAACATATTTGGTGAACCATTAAAACTATGCGGTCAAAATCCACTAACTGGATATAATAGAACTGGATTTTGTACATTATCAGACCAAGACACTGGAACTCATGTTGTATGCGCGATTGTTGATGATAAATTTTTAAATTTTACTTTATCCAAAGGTAATGATTTAATTACACCTATTTATGGATTTCCTGGTTTAAAATCAGGTGATCGATGGTGTTTATGTGTTTCAAGATGGTTGGAAGCTTATAAAAATGGAACAGCGCCTTTACTAGATTTAGAAGCAACTTCACAGAATGCTTTAAAATATGCAGATATAAGTTTATTCAAAAAATATGATTATAAAAAAAGAATAGGAATTTGAAATTATAAAACTTGATTATGATTCAAAGTAAAACAAAATTCATCGCTAACTAGATCACAGTATTTTTAGAAAAATTAAATGTGAATTTTATACTTAATGTGTATAAAATTTTATAAATTTTTTATAGTAGTTTTTTCATAATATAGCATTCTTTTTCATATTCTTTCATTGCATTACTTATGATAATTAAATATATAAAATTATATTTAATTACATATTAAGGATATAGGACATTGCTCCGTTCTTTTCATCTTTATCAAAATCTTCCCAATTATCATCTTCATCGACTTTTTCTTTTTTTAAATATTCATTTAACTGTTCGTATTTAATATCTTTTTTATTTTTGTATCGTTTATCGATCATTTCAAAAAAACTAACAACTTCATCAACTTGATCAATAAAAGTTTGTAAAGTAAATACATTATCTGTTCTAAACCATTCTCTTCCATTCCGTGTTCTAAATTTTTTCAATGTGAAATGAACAATCTTTTCTATTTTTATTGGATCTGGTAATGAAAAATATCTTGTGTATTGAACAACTGGTTCATAAGGAAATTCGGTTTGAAATCCTTTAATTCTTTCATTTAGATCTGAAGCAAATCCAATTTTTTTTTCTAAAGGTAATTCCTTATATCCTATAATATATAATAAACCACCTATGGCATATGTATCAATATCTATTCGTTTTTTCAAAAAATATTCATATCTTGCTTTCAAACCCTTTCTAATACAAGTTTCTTCTTTCAAAAGAAGTTCTTTTTCTTGAATAACTGTATCTTTGATTTGTAATTGTTTTCTTAGTTCATTTGTTTCTTCATTTACGGTTTCTTGTAAAAGCTCTTCTAATTTAATATAATAATCGTGAACTTCGTCAGCCTTCTTAGTTCCAGATTTAAGACAAAACTTTTTAAATGAATTTACATTTAGCATTATTTTTTCTTTATTGTATCCGCCTCTATTATCGGCTTCATTTTTTGCTACCGCAACTTCGGTAGCAAAAATATCAACCTTGTAATCAACCTTTTCTACAAAATGTTTATTTAAGACTGTTTTACCATGTTCTTTTCTTGAAAATCCTAGCCATTTCCATACATTATCGAAATCGATAACAAAGTCTTTTTTTGAATCATAATTCAAAGAACAATAAAAACTTGCAACAAATAATTGTTGTTGATTATCATTGAAATTTTCTTTTATTTTATTCAGTAATTTACTTTCATAATCTTTTGATAAACGAGTAATAGAATTCTTTTCAATTAAATTTACGATATCTAGAGTAGTTTGCATTTGTTTTTATAGATGACGATTCTTTAAATCGTGTTAAAAATTGCACAAATTCTGACAATTTAAAAGAATATTTATAAAACTAAAATCTAGTTTTATAAAAAAATTATATTAATTTAAGCTGAAACTGCGGTTGGTGCATCTGGCTTAATGAAATGGTTCTTCAAGCAAGTTTGAACTCTAAAGTATGTTAGAGGCTCCTTCTCCTTCTTTACATCATACTTAAGAAGCTTTGTCAACTTTTCATCTGCCAAAATCTGGCGACGATCAGCCGGATTCTGGAGCTCATGCTCCTTAATATAATTACAAAGGAACTTGGTTACCTCAACTCGGCTCCTGGGTAAACCAGCGTCCCATCCGGTAAACTTCGCCATCTCCTTAGAAATCTTTACAGGCTTCAAAAATCCTGAGTTGTTATTAGTATTAGTTCTAGTAGTTGTTCTCTTTTGCTTAATAATTCTAG